AACTCCAGAGAAAAAAACTACTAAAAGAAAAAGAGTAGAAAAACCTGCAGAAGAAAATATTTCGGATAAAAAAGAAGAAACAGAATCAAAAACCGAAAAACCTGCAAAAGAGGAGAAAAAAACTACTCCAAAAGCTAAAAAATCTCCTAAAAATACAAAAGAAAAAGAAGCTAATGCGCCAGTAGAGGAAAATATTTCGGAAGAAAAAACCAATGAAGGAGAAAAGCCCCTAAAAAAGAAAACCAAACAAAAAGAAAACACAAAAAAACCTGAAAACAAAGAACCCGAAAACGAAGAGCAAAATCCTCCTAAAAAGGAATTTAATTTTGACAATATTGTAATCGTAGAGGGTGTTTTAGAGATTCTTCCTGATAACTATGGATTCCTCCGTTCTTCGGATTTCAATTATATTTCTTCTCCAGATGATGTATTTGTCTCTACCAACCAAATCAGAAACTATGGTTTAAAAACTGGTGATACTGTAAAAGGTATCGTCCGACTTCCAAAAGAAGGAGAAAAATATTTTTCGCTCCAAAAAGCATTGGAAGTAAATGGCAGAGACCTGCATTTCATCAAAGACAGAGTAGCTTTTGAATATCTTACTCCGCTATTTCCACAAGACAAATTTAATTATGTCAACCTTGCAACTATATTCCCAGGATACAAGTACGAATTCGGTAAATCAACTTATCGTGGCTTCGAAACTGGTGAAGGTGGATTTGTATATGCCGAACCGGGAGTATACAAGAATATCGCTTTGCTCGACGTAGAGTCTATGCATCCGAACTCACTTGTAAATATGAACTACTTTGGTCCATATACTCAACGCTATGCTGACTTACTTAAAGTTCGTGTGTTGTTGAAACATAATAAGATCGATGAAGTTAAACAAATGTTTGATGGAGTCTTGGCTCCGTTCTTGGATAATCCAGAATTTCTTAAACCTTTGGTAACCGCATTGAAGATTGTAATCAACTCTGTGTATGGAATGACCTCTGCTAAATTTGATAACAAGTTCAAACATCCAGACAATATTGACAACATCGTTGCAAAACGTGGTGCTTTATTTATGGTCGATTTGAAATTTGCTATCGAAGAGCAAGGATACCAAGTTTGTCATATTAAGACTGACTCTGTTAAGATTCCAAATGCTGATGAGAAGATTATCAAATTCGTTGAAGACTTCGGCGCTCAAGATAAGTATAAATATAGATTTGAACATGAGCATACTTACAAACGTATGGCGTTAATTAATAACGCGGTTTATATTGCTCAGCTTGAAGATGACAAATGGTCTCCAACAGGAGCCGAGTATGCCAACACATATTTGCTTAAACGAGTATGGACTAAAGAAGAATTGGTTGATAAAGATTTCTTCATCACTAAACAATCGAAAGGTCATATTTACTTAGGCGATGAATTCGTTGGTAAGGTTGGATCTATTTACGCTTCTAAGACTGGAGCAGAATGTATGTGGACAGAGGACAATGAAAACTTCAAGTCCATTACTGGAACGAAAGGATATTTGTTCAAACAAACAGACAAGTTTGATATTGAAGATGTAGATTTCAGCTTCTATGACAAGATTGCTATTGACGGTCTTAAGAAAATCGTGAAAGTTGGCGATATCAAAGATATTGTTGATGACATGCCTAAGGACTATGTCGACGCTCTCGAACTTCAAGACAAGTATCCAAACACTCATACTATTTCTATCAATCATGGAACTCTCAAAATCAAAACTCCTGAGAACGCGTGATTGAATTTTCCCGCGGGTTGATTAAAGACTTCGCAGGATTTACATGGCACATAATAGAGAGGAAGAACAAAATTCTGCTGATTTGTTCTCTTCTTTATTTTTTTGTAACAATGTCAGACTAACGTCAGAATAGAAAGGACATACAAATGACAGCAACAACAAAAATTACTCAAATCTCAGACTCCCAAATTATTTTGGAAGAAGTCGATTTCCTCTTCGCTCGAAATTTTACTGGGCGCCAGGAAAAATACAATCGTGCAGGAGATCGTTACTTTAACGTTAAAGTAAATCCTGAAGATGTTGACCTACTCTTATCTTATGGTGTTAATGTTAAACAATATTCGCCTAAAGATGTTCCAGATGATCTCGCTGCTAAGATGGAAGAGAACCCAGACATGTTCGAACCATCATATTTCTTCAAGGTCCGTGTGTATACACAATTTGGTTTACCAAGCATTGCCATTATTTATGACGATGGAACTACTCCAGTTGATGGAGATATCGATCCTCGTGATCGTATGTATCTAACTGAAGAATCGCAGCTGTCAATTATTGACGATTTGGAAATTGCAATTTGTGACATGACCATCGCTCGACGAGACCCAAGTCCAGATGGACAATATGCTCGTCTCAACCTTAAGAATGCTTATATTCGTGTAGTGGACAACCCACTCCGTCGTAAATATGGCTTCTAATAAAATTGAATTATACGACTATCAACGTAAGGCGGTTGATAGATTGCATAATGGTTCTGTATTGTTAGGAAAGGTCGGTTCTGGTAAATCCTTTACCGGCCTGTTTTATTATTTAGAGAATCACAAAGACTTACCCCTATATATTATCACCGTAGCTAAAAAGCGAAATGATAAAGAGTGGCATAGAGATATGGAAGCTCTAGGCATAACGGGGACAGTAGATTCTTGGAATAATATTACCAAATACACTGATGTTGAAAACGCATTCTTCTTATTCGACGAACAACGAGCAATCGGTTATGGTTCATGGGGCATGTCTTTTATAAAGATAGCCAGAAAGAATAAGTGGATAATGTTGACAGCAACGCCTGGTGACGTATGGATAGATTGGATGTGCTTATTTATAGCAAACGGATTTTACAAAAACAAATCTCAGTTTGTTGACATGCATGTTGAATACAATCCCTACTCAAAATTCCCACAGATCAAACGATATCATGGAGTAGACCGATTAGATAGGCTCCGTAGAAGTTTGGTAGTGGCCATGGAAGACTTTAGAAAAACTAAAGTTAACCGACTCACAATTAATACATCTTTTGACAAAGATTTATATTCTCAGGTAATGAAGTCAAGGTTTAACCCGTATACGGAAGAGCCTATTACCAGTGCTTCTGAATTTACACAAGTGCTACGAAGAATTGTTAATTCTTCAGACCGTAGAAAGCAAGCTGTTAAGAATGAAATTATGACAAGAGATAAAGTTATTGTGTTTTACAACTATATCTATGAGCTTGACATTTTGAAAGATATTTGTCGAGAATTAAATAGAGCGTATTATCAATACAACGGCAGTAAGCACGAAGCTATACCAAACAGTGACTCGTGGATATACTTAGTGCAATACACCGCAGGAGCCGAGGCTTGGAATTGTATTACCACCGATACGATTTTGTTTTATTCATTAAATTACTCATACAGAGTAATGGACCAATCCGAAGGTCGAATAAATCGCGTGAATACCTCCTTTAATGATCTTTTTTACATTTATTTCAAAAGCCCGGCTTCAATTGATGACGCAATATCTAGGTCTATAAAATCTAAGAAAAAATTCAATGAAAGGAATTGGGTAACAACCACATGTCCAAATTGGAACGAGACTTTCAAAGAGAACTAATCAAGGATATTAAAAGTCGTTTTCCTGACGCTATAGTCAAAAAGAATGACTCTAGCTATATTCAAGGAATCCCTGACTTGTCTGTAGACATTGGACCATATTCCTATCATTTAGAAGTTAAACGTAGTGGAACTGCCCCATACCGTCCTAATCAAGAATATTACTTAAACAAGTATAATTCAACCGGAGGTTGGGCTAGAACTATCTATCCTGCTAATAAGGAGGCTATATTGAATGAAATGGAACAAGCATCCAGAATTCGAAGGACATCATAGTTTCCTTAGTGCTAGTCAATGCCACTGGCTCAATTATGAACCAGAAAAACTCATAGAACGTTTTGAAAATGAGAAGGCCAAACAAAGAGGCACTGAACTTCACGAATTTGCTAGTTTATCTATTCATCACAGAATTAGATTAGAACCAGGTCATACTCATCCTGCTGTTGCAAATTTTGTAAACGATGCTATTGGATATCGTATGGATAGTGAAGTTTTGTTATTCTATAGTCCTTATGCTTTTGGTACTGCTGATGCCATTCGTTATGATCCACCAACAAAAGATAATCCTCGAGGATTTCTTAGGATTCATGATTTGAAAACTGGCAAAACAAAACCAAAAATGGAACAACTACTTGTGTATGCTGCTTATTTCTGTTTGGAGTATGGTGTAAAACCTGAACGAACAGATTTTGAATTACGCATATACCAAGGCAACAAAATAGACACATATATTCCTGAAGCGGAAGATGTATATGATGTCTATAACACAATCAAAGAATTCTCCGCAATTCTTGAAAGAAAACCAGAATAGAAAGGCATAGCATGGATCTGGAAGATTATTATTTAATGCATACAGGTACCCCACACCAAGGTAATGTTCCTCACAGTGGACGCTATGCTTGGGGTTCTGGTGAAAATTCATATCAGCGAGCAACATCTTGGTCGGACACAGTTGCGAAATATCGCAAAAATGGTTTGACCGATACACAAATTGCCGCTAAACTTGGTATTACCACAACCGAATTTCGTGCAAGAAATACGATTTCTAAACAACAAATTCGATTGCACAATATTTCTAGAATTCAAGAACTAGCCGATAAAGGTCTAGGTTCAATTGAAATTTCTAGGCAAACTGGTATTCCTGAGTCGACTGTTCGTATGAATATGGATGCTTCGGTTAAACAAAAAGTTAATCGTATGGAGCAAGTTAAATCAGATTTAAAAGAATTAATTAAAGAAAATCCATATCTTGACGTCGGTCTCGGAGCTGCGCAACAATTAGGTATAAACGAAAATATGCTTAAACGTGCAGTACAACAACTTGAAGCCGATGGCTACCACATGCATAAAGTTTATGTGAAGAATGCCACGAACGACGACCATTGGGTTGAAATGAAAGTTTTAACCAAAGAGTCTAATCCTGATATTGTCAGAGAACATAAACACGAAATCAAACCTCCTAATTTATATAAGACTGAAGACGGAACAACTAAATTGGGATTGAAACCAATCGAGCATCTTGATTGGAAACGTGTTGGTATTCGATATGATGAACAGGGTGGAACCGATAAAGATGGTGTCATGGAATTGCGTCCTGGTGTTAAAGACCTTGACCTAGGAAATTCCAAGTATGCTCAAGTTCGTATCGGTGTTGGCGGAACACATTATCTTAAAGGTATGGCTGTTTATGGAGATCCAAAAGATTTCCCTAAAGGCGTCGATGTTATATTCAACACCAACAAGAAGCAAGGAACACCAAAAGAAGATGTTCTTAAGAAACTTAAAGATGATCCTGATAATCCATTCGGTGCACAAATTAAACCTAATGGACAAAAAGGTGCTATCAATAAAGTTAATGAAGAAGGTGACTGGGGAACTTGGTCTAAAACCTTATCTTCTCAATTTGTTTCCAAGCAACCACCTATATTGGTTAAAGGTCGTATTCAAAAGACATACGAGAAACTCCAAAAAGAGTTTGATGAAATAGCCAATTTAAATAACCCTGTAGTCCGCCGAATTATGATGGCAGACTTTGCGAATGGTTTAACTACCAAACGTCATAATTTGAAACTAACAGGTTTTGATCGAATGCGTGGTCAAGTTCTATTACCTTTATCTGGTATTAAAGCTAATGAAATCTACGCACCAAACTTTAAGAATGGTGAGAAGGTAGTTCTTGTTCGTTATCCTCATGGAGGAATATTTGAACTACCCGAACTTACCGTAAACAACAAGCTTGGTAATGGCCCTGCTAAATTTATGAAGGGTGCTAAAGATGCTGTTGGTATTGATTCATCTGTAGCTAGCAAATTGTCAGGAGCAGACTTTGATGGTGATACTGTTATGGTTATTCCTAATAATAAAAACGGTATTAAGACAAGTCGTTCTTTAAAAGAACTTAAGAACTTTGATACTAATCAGTATTATTCACCAGACAAGAATATTCTTAAGCGCGATTCAAAAGGTAACTGGACAATCAAGCAGAAGACAATGGGTGAAGTTTCTAACCTTATTACTGATATGACTCTTAAGGGTGCTAGTCAATCTGAGATTGCTCGTGCAGTAAAACATTCAATGGTTGTTATTGACGCCGAGAAACATAATCTAGATTATAAAAGATCAGAAAGGGAAAATGATATCCCCGCTCTAAAAAAGAAGTACCAAGATCACTACGATGTTATTTCTGGTACTATAAAAAATGGAGCCTCCACTCTTATTTCTAGATCTAAAACAGAGCACCGTACTCTAGAGACATGGTATAAGGATCGAACTCCTGAAGAGCTAGCAGCTAATCCTAGACTTGCTCCTAAGATCAAGAAGACAAAAACTATTTCAACTGATCATGTTGTGGAAATGGTTAAGGATGCTAAGACCCTTGGTTCTGGCACCCCCATCGAAAACATGTATGGCGATTATATCAATGCCCTTGGTAAGATGCGTGACAAAGCTAACAAGGTTGTTGAGTCTTCACCTAACTTAGTAGTTAACAAGGAAGCTAAACTGAAGTATCGAGATCAAGTAGAGTCTCTACAACACAAGCTTAATACTGCTTTAGCTAACTCGCCTAGAGAACGTCAGGCACAGCTCATTGCTAACAAAGTTATAGCTGAGAAGAGAGATCCTGACATGCAGAAGGACCAACTCAAGAAGCTTAAACAACAAGCTATTGCTGCTGCTCGTCTTCAGACTGGTGCTGATGGAGCTAAGACTCGTATCAACATTGAAGATGATGAATGGAAAGCTATTCAATCTGGTGCTGTTAGTACTAAGATGCTTACTGACATCTTACGCTTTGCTAATACTGATAGAGTCAAACAGCTAGCTACACCTAGAGAAGAGAAGTCCCTTAGTCTATCTAATGCATCTAGAGCTAAGTCTATGATTCGTAATGGTCACAGCTATGCTGAAGTAGCTGAAGCTTTAGGCGTAAGCATCTCAACAATCCAGAACCTAGTCTAGTAGAAAGGAGAGACAACTGTTATGGAAGATTACTTACAAGCAACAACAGTAGTTGATACAATGTTAACTACATTCGACAATCCATACAATCCTTTCTCTGACTTTGATTCATGGAAGAAGTGGGATGAAGACAATGGTTACTTCACATCAGAACTACTAGCATCTGTCATTGGTAACACTGATGATGTGTTAGATGAAGTTGAAGAAGCTCAACGTCATGCTATGGCCATCAACCTAATCATTGATGAAGGTCCAATCGAAGATGTTTGGACAGTTTGTCGTACCGATACACAAACACCGATTCGTCTACCAACTTCTGAAAATGAAAAATCGGAAGAATAAATTCACACCCCCATAGGGGGAGGGTCGCAAAATTTTTCGACCCTTTTGCATCGCCCCACCTCTCTGAAATTTCTCCGGAGTGGTAAAAAGTCCTAAATTGGGATTACTATCCAGGGGCAATGTATAGATAAAGGAGGGTAAACCATGAACAATGAAGTGCAAGAGCATATCAAAGCACTACTAATGTGGTTGGTATCTCCTGAGGTACTTAGTCAAATCGGTGTTTACATTGGAGTTGGAGCATCTATTTACAAAGTTGGCATCAAAGCCTTTAAAAAAGTATGGGTCGACTTAGAAGCTAAACAGAATGATGAGATTAATGGTATTAAAAATTCTATTAATGCTCTAACAGTAAGCTTTCAAGAGATGCATAAGAATCAAGAACGAGACTTTCTTAGGCTCCAAATAATCACCGGTATTCATTCTGGTAGATTATCAGAGCAAGAGATTCTTTATCTATATGATCAGTACACTGAGAAAGGATACAACTCGTATGTGTCAAGAATGGTTAATGATTATATAGAAGAACTACACACTTCAAATAAGGAGAACGAGAAATGACATTTTCAGTAGATGATATTATTACATTGGTAACGTTAGTTATCGTGCTTGCTCCAGTAGCACTAAACTTAATTAAGTATCTCGGAGCAGCAACTCATAATAAAGCAGTAGTTACTCTCGCAGATCGAGCTCTAATTATTGTAACCGCTTTGGATAACATGCTTATTGCAAACGATTCTAAGAAAAAAGAAGCTTTGGATAAGCTATTATCTTACGCAGCAGAAACAGGTGTAAAACTTACACCAGAACAAGCGTCAGATTACATCGAACACGCTGTTCAAGAACTCCGCCGTCTTCAGCAATCTCAAACAAAAGAGGTGACTGAAAATGGTACGGAAGAAAAATGATTCTAAACAATTACCTCCGGGCATAACTCCCGAAGGTATGCTAAATAAGCTCACAATGAAAGCATTCGTCGTCGCAAACCAACAGCTTGACGATGGCACAATCGCACCAAGCACTTTGAACGCGTTGTTGCGATTCGGCACCGCTGAGCGTGAGCTACAACTCGAAGCAATGAAATCTAATAAAAAATTATCAGATTCTAAAATCGAATTAATTGAAAGTGAAGTTAAAGGTAAGGGTGATAGCGAAGCTGTAATTGCAGCTATTCGTGGATACGCTCCGTCTGAAGAATTGTGATATGATCCTATTAGGTAAAGATAGGGAACATTTACGAGATCTAAGTTATAAAAAACTTCTCACTTTTGATAATTTTGGTGATAGACTTAATTTTTTATCTCTCATGAATCGAGGTTATAAATCTCCAAGAGAAATTTCTAATGCATTCTACAAATCTAGAATTTGGAGAGATATGCGTGATTATATTATTGCTCGTGATTTGGGATATGATTTGGGTGTTAAGGATGTTGAAATTGAAGGTCCTCCTTTAGTACACCATATGATACCTTTGTTGGAAGAAGATATATTGGAATGGAGAGAAGATATTATCTTAAATCCCGACCTATTGATCACGACTTCTTATAATACACATAATATTATTCATTATGGATTCGGAAGAGTTCAATCGATGAATTATGTTGAAAGATCTCCTGGGGATACTAAATTATGGTAGGTGAACTATATGACGATTCTTAATGATATTAAGACATCTGTAGATTTCGCTTCCGAAGAAGATACAGGATACGATGATAGATTGTTATTGGAATTGGATGGTATTGTCGGAGAACTATCTCAACTGACAAATATTCAATTAAATTTTGAGTCTAAAAAAGATGCTGATTGGGAATCTTTAATTCCTAATAAGGATCCTAACCTTGTTCGTTTGGTCAAGCAATACGTGCTTGTATCCATTCGTTTGAAGTTTGATCCTCCTGTCGGTAGCATCTTATCTTCACTGGAAAGATCCTTACAATCAACCGCTCATCGTATAATCTTACAAAATAGGGAGGGATCTAATGAATGATGTAGATCAAGATCTTCTCCACGCCATTCAAACTGGTAGTTCTGATGATGTACTAGAACATTTCGGAATCAAAGGAATGAAATGGGGTTTTAGGCGAGGGCCATCAAAATCGCCGCGTTTTAAAGCGAGAATGGCTAGAAAAGAAAGTAAAGCTGCTCGTAAAGCTTGGAACATGAAGTATCACAAGCGTCATTCCATGACAGAACATGATCTTCAAGCAGCGACAAGACGACTCCGTTTGGAGAATGATTTCGCCGAACAAGTACGGCGTGCAAACCAAATTGCCGATACCCGTAAACCTAAGAAAGAACATGGTAAGTTTGCTAAAGATATTGGAAGATCAGTGACTAATTCAGTTATTGATACTGGTGTCAAAACTATTGTTGGAGATCTTATGAAGAACAAAACGAATAAGTATTCTCCTATAACTAATGTTACTTTAGATCAGCTCAGAAAATTGAAAGAAGAAAATCAAGGAGCTATTAATAAAGTTCGAGGTATTTGGGGCTTTTAGTTAGGGACATTTTATGGTATTATCTAATAAAGCTTATCCGGAAGAATATATGAAGTTCAAAGAATCAGTTCTGAGAGGTGAAATTCCGGTTAATCGCACGGTCTCTCTGGAAATGAACCGAATCGACTTCTTAATAGAGTCTCCGGATTATTACTATGACGACAAAGCGATTCAAGGGTTTATTAGATTTTGTGAAAACGAAATGACCCTTACCGATGGAGGAGATGTAACTCTCTTACCATCCTTTAGATTATGGGCCGAATGCGCCCTAGCGTGGTTTTACATTTCTGAGGATAATGTCTATAATCCAAAACTTGGTAAATGGGAAATCCGAAAGAAATTCAAGCGTCTCACGAACAGACAATATCTTATTGTCGGACGTGGTGCCGCAAAATCACTTTATTCAACATTCATGCAAGCGTATATGCTTTTAATTGACACTGCTACGACTCACCAAGTAGTTACTGCACCTACAATGAAACAGGCAGAGGAAATTATGGGTCCATTTAGGACTGCGTTGAGTCGAGCAAAAGGTCCGCTAATTAGTTATATGGTTCAAGGGTCTAAAATGACCGGAAATCTAACTAAGAAGCAATTATTAGCATCCACCAAGAAGGGTGTTGAGAATTTCGCGACGAATAGTCTACTTGAGATTCGTCCTATGTCTAGGGACAAGTTACAAGGGCTTCGTTGTAAGTATGCATCCGTTGATGAGTGGCTTTCTGGTGAAGTCAAAGAAGACGTAATCGGGGCTATTCAACAAGGTGCTAGCAAAAACGACAATTATCTCATAATCGCTACATCTTCCGAAGGGACCGCTCGTGATGGAGTTGGTGATACCATCAAGATGGAGCTTATGGATATCTTAGAAGGTCGATATTTTAACCCTCACGTATCTATTTGGTACTATCGACTCGATGATGTTAGAGAAGTCGCAAACCCAGATTTATGGATGAAAGCAAATCCCAATCTTGGGGCCACTGTAACATATGAAACTTACAGAGATGAAGTTGAACGTGCCGAAAGTCAGCCAGCAACTCGTTCTGATACTCTGGCTAAACGTTTCGGAATACCAGTTGAGGGTTACACTTTCTTCTTCTTATATGAAGAGACAATTCCACATAGACCACAAAACTTTGATGGATTAGAATGTACATTAGGAGCCGACCTTTCTCAAGGTGATGACTTCTGTGCATTCACATTTTTATTCCCACTAGGTCATGGACGATTTGGTGTTAAGACTCGTTCTTATGTTTGTGAATCTAAATTAAGAAAATTAACTTCTGCTATGCGCAATAAGTATGATGAATTGATTTCTGAGGGTACACTTAATGTTATGCCGGGAGTTATTCTTGATATGGAGCAGGTATATGATGATTTATACAACTTCATATATCAACACAAATATACTGTATATGCATTTGGATACGACCCGTATAATGCTCGAGAATTTGTAGAAAGATGGATTCGAGACAACGGAGAATACGGTGTTGAAAAAGTTATTCAGGGCGCTAAAACAGAGTCTGTACCGATGGGAGAATTAAAGAATTTGGCTATGGAACGTATGCTAATATTCGACGAAGAATTGATGAAATTTGCAATGGGTAATACTATTGCTATTCAGGACAACAATGGTAACTACAAGTTATCCAAACGTCGTTCTGACGAAAAAATTGATAACGTTGCTGCGTTAATCGATGCTTGGGTTGCGTATAAACGTAACCAAGACTTATTTGGATAGAAAGGCATATTTAGTTATGGGCACTTTTACCGATGGACTAAAGCATGCTTGGTCTATGTTTAATACTAATTCCTCATCTTTTGTGGAAACCGAAACAGTATTCCAGATTCCTAATGAACCTAGGGCATTGAATCCAAATAATTCAATACCAACCAGGGTTTTCTCTAGATCTGCTATATCATCTATGATTTTTAACCGTATTGCTATCGATGCTTCTATGGTTAAATTTCAACATGTAAAGATTGATATGGAAAGAGAAAATCAAGTTGTTTTAAGGAATTCGCCGCTTCAACGATTGTTCGAAGTAGAAATGAATATGGATCAATCCAGTACAGATTTCTTCCACGATCTGGTATACTCGTTATTTGATGAAGGAGTGGTAGCTGCTGTTCCTCTAGAGGCTACCCTTAATCCTACGATGTCCGACTCTTATGATATAAAATCCATGCGTGTCGGAAAAATACTGGAATGGTTTCCAACTAAAATCCGGGTGAAGATTTATAATGAAGCTAAAGGACAATTCTCTGAAATAATTGTTCCAAAGAAAATGTGTGCAATTATTGAGAACCCTTTAGCCAATATTTTAGGTAACGAAAATCCGACTATGACTCGGTTGATTCAAAAACTATCTATTCTGGACAAGCAGGATTTGGAGTTGATTTCAAACAAATGGAACATCATCTTACAACTTCCTAACCCAGTTAGAAACGATATCAAACGAAAAGAAGCGGATGCTCGTATCGAAGATATTGAAGGACAATTGAAAGACTCTAAAATGGGTATTGCATATATCGGTGCTGATGAAAAAATAACTCAGCTAAACCGACAAATCAATTCTAATCTTATGGATGAGGTTAAATATTTAACTGAAGAATTGCTTAGTCAACTCGGCTTAACCAAAGCTATCTTAGATGGTACAGCTAATGCCGATCAAATGCAAAATTACTATACTAGAACTATCGAACCTATTGTTACCAGAATTAAAGAAGAATTCCAACGGAAATTCATCACAAAAACTGGATATACACAAGGACATAGAATCGATACGTATAGTAATCCTTTCAAACTCGTACCTACAGGTCAATTGGCGACAATTGGCGATTCATTATTGCGAAACCGAATTCTTACATCAAACGAATTTCGTGCTATTATTGGTTATGGTCCTATCGAAGATCCTATGGCCGACCAATTGTTTAACCCGAATATTTCTGATGCAAGACAAGACGTTTCTCTACCTGGGTCTGTCGGGTCCCCTGAAGAGGCAGCTTACTCTGATTACCCTCCTGAGTATAGTGAAGAGAATCTTCAAAATGGCGGCAAATAATAATGGAGGAAAATCATGGAATGAGTAAACATCCCAAGTATGACTTTGCTGGTTACGTAACCCGCAATGATACCCGTTGTACAGACGGTGTTATTATCAGACATGGCGCTTTTGCAGCAAACGATGGACAGAAAGTTCCTCTGGTATGGTCTCATGACCATAGTACACCGGAGAATATTATCGGTCACGTATTGTTGCATAATGCTAATGATGGTGTCTATGGACAGGGGTTCTTTAATAAAACCGAAATGGCACAACAAGCAAAAGAACTTGTTAACCATGGCGACATCTGGCACATGTCTATTGGGGCAAATCGTATCAAACGAACCCCAAGTAATGACGTTATTCATGGAAATATCTATGAAGTATCTCTTGTTGTAGCCGGAGCAAATCCGGGAGCGGTTATTACCGAAGTTCTACAACACTCACAAAATCCCGAAGAAGGAGAAATTATTATCATGGAAAGTGATCAAATCATTCACTCAGCGGACGATGTATTGGTGGGTCAAGAACGCATTAGTTTGTTTGACCGTATTCAACACGCTGACGAAGGAGAAGCTACTGATATCGTTGATGGAGTATTGGCAACACTAAATCCAGACCAACAAGAAGCTGTAGCAATTCTAGTTGAAGCGTCTACCGATTCCGCTTTGGAAAACTTCGAAAATGAAGTTGCTGAAAAATTCGATGCCGCTGTCGATACTGAAGTACGTGAAATTCTTCAAGATCTTGCCGAAGGAGACGATGATGAAGAAGAAATTCAACAATCTGCACTAGGAGGAAACACAATGCACTACAACGCATTCCAAAACGTTGCTAACAACACTGATGAAATCCGTCACTCACTTGAGAGTGCTTTCGAAGACGCTAAGAAATCTGGCCGTCGAGTTAGTCAAGTATTGTCTGAAATTCAAGACGGTGATACTTTGCAGCACTCAATGAACAACCTTGACTTGTTGTTCCCAGATCATGCTTTGCAAGGCGGTATTCAAGTACTTTACTCACCAAACACTGCTACTGAACATATCCTTAGCAAAGTTACAAAAGTACCAACTGCTTTCGTTAAGTCTCTTATGACTGACCTTACAAACCTTTCTGATGAACAACTTCGTGCCAAAGGTTATATCAAGGGTAAAGAAAAGAAAGAACAAATCATCGGATTCCTTTCTCGTAAAACCGACCCGCAAACAATCTATAAAAAACAATCAATTGACCGTGATGACCTTATCGACATCAGTCAACAATTGGATGTAGCTGCTTTCTTCCGTCAAGAAATGCGTATTAAACTCAACGATGAAATGGCGCAAGCAATCATGGTTTCTGACGGACGCGAAACTGGTTCCGACGACAAAATCAAAGAAGACAAGATTCGTCCTATTTCTAAAGACGAAGACTTCTACACAATCAAAGCGAAATACAATCCAAACGCTATGTTGGACGTGTTCGAAATTGTTGCTGAACAAAAGACCAAGATGCTTGGTTCTGGAACACCTACATTGTATGTGAACCCATTGTTCCTTACTAAACTTCGCTTCTTGCGCAACAAGAATGGTAACTGGGTATTCGGTGGTCAACAACCTGCTACAAAAGAATATCTAGCATCATTGATGGGGGTTGCTGATATCGTTGAAAGTAACTTTATCAAAGAACAAGAAATGATCATGGTTAACCTTGCTGACTACCAAATCGGTACTAACAAAGGTGGAGAAGTTAACAGCTTCGAAGACTTTGACATCGACTTCAACAAACATAAATACCTTATCGAAACTCGCTTGTCTGGTGCCCTTGTTCGTGCTAAAGCCGCTGTATACTTTACTCCGGATGAATCTGTTGCTCCAAAAGCACACCAAGCTGATGTTCAATCACAATCTGCTGGCGCTCCATCTGCACGTGCAGGAGTTCCTGGAGGTTAAGAATGAAGTATTCGGGTAATGCAGGTTTTCGATTGGAGGATGTTGAAGTAGAACCTGGCGTCTATGAACCAAAACTTGTTGTTAAACCTATCAAAGGTGATTTGATTAACGACACTACGTTTCGTAATCAAAATAACAGCAAATCCACAATAGACAATGTTCAAATCACCAATCGTCTTTCAATCGTTGCCCATCCATTCTTAATGACTCACATCACAAATTTGTTATATGTTACTTTCATGGGTCAGAAGTGGAAGGTTGAGCGTTATGCTATCAAATCTCCACGGATTATTTTGGATTTAGGAGGATTATATAATGAGCAAGCGAATGCATATCCAGGACTTGCTACAGAAGGCAGTTGATGGTCTTGGAGAACCTTATAAAATCATCTACAATCCAAATGCAAGTAGCAAATTAACATACCCATGTATTCTCTATAGACGACATGGTATCCATAAGCGACATGCTGATAATGTAAGATATTATTCTCATGAAACTTATCAAATCACAATTATTGACAAACGTGTGGATTCTCCGATAATCGATGTTTTATTGGACAATCCCCATTGTCGATATCAACATGAGTTCATTGTTGAAAACATGAACCATACTATCTTAGAAATTACAACTGGAGGTAAAGCCTAATGGCAAAACTCGTATTTGACGAAATCGGAAAACGTTTTTATGAAACCGGTGTGGCCGAAGCTGTTCTCTATCCTCAAGATGAAACAGGTAACTATCCTAAAGGTATTGCTTGGAACGGTATTACTGCAGCTAACGAATCGCCTACTGGTGCGGAAGCTAGTGAACACTACGCAGACAACATGCTATACTTCTCAATCACTGGACCTGAGAAATTTGAAGGAACAATCGAAGCATTCAGTTCACCAAAAGAATTTGATGAATGTGACGGTATGGCAGAACCTGTTAAAGGTCTTCGTGCCCACGGACAAGCCCGCAAACCATTTGGATTCGCATTCAAATCAATTTTGGGTAATGACGTTAAAGGTGAAAACTTTGGTTACAAACTTCACTTATGGTACGGTTGTAAAGCTGCTCCATCAGAACGCGCTTACAGTACTGTAAATGAATCACCAGAACCACAAAATCCAAGCTGGTCAGTTAAATCAACTCCTGCTAAAATGGCAGGACAAAAGCCAGTATCTGTGTTGACTATTGTTTCAACTGAAGTAGAACCAACCAAACTCAAGAAGTTGGAAGATGCTTTGTATGGTACTGAAACTGAACAACCATATTTGCCACTCCCTGACAAAGTTAAAGAACTGTTGTCATAATTAATAAGGAGGTATTCACTTATGCTTAAACAAAAAGTACAATACGAAGATTTCGATGGAGCCACTCAGGTAGAAACTCTATATTTCAATCTTAACCGTATGGAGCTAATTGCTTTACAATCTCGATATGGTAAAGAAGATATGGCTGCTTACATCGATAAACTTGTCGAAGATAAAGATATCGAAAAGGTTTATGAAATCCTTAACGATATCGTTCTAAGTGCTTATGGTCTACGCTCTGAAGACGGTAAACGCTTTATTAAGAATGAAACTATTCGAGAAGAATTCAAACAATCTCTTGCTTATGAAGCATTGATTGAAGATTTCCATGACGAAACTCGTAAGGTCCTTGAATCATTTATCGTTGGTATCACCGCGCATATTCGTGGCATTAATAAAGCTGCGAACGCTGTTCAGTAAAATAGGTGAGGGTATGTATTCTACATATCCTCCTTATTTTTAAATTTTTTGAGGTGTGAAATGGGACAAGAATTCTTAACTATTCGTTTGGATGATGCTGAATATTGGGATGAGGTCAAAGAAGAATTTATTTCCAATCCGGGTAAAGAGGTGACTTTTAGATACACCCTTAAAAATTTGGACAAATGGGAAAGTAAATACGAAAAAAGATTCATAGATAATGATGATAATATAAAAAAAGAAGAATTATTGGATTTTATACAAATCATCTGCGATGAAGATTTAGATATAGGAATGTTATCCCAAGAAAATATGGAAGAAATTTTAAGGTATCTCAAACATACTCCATCCGCAACGGTACTTCCAAAAAGTAGAAATTCTGGGACTGGATATTCTAGGAAAAAAATTTTCACGTCTGAAATAATTTATGGATACATGGCTTTAAATCATATACCTTTCTCTTGGGAGGATAGAAATTTAAACAAACTGATAATGCTTCTGAATTGTGTTGGCTCGCTTCAAGAACCTCCGAAAAAAATGTCAAAAGCGGAAGCTATGGAAGAGCATCGTCGAGTTGTTCTTGAAAACAGAAGAAAGCAAGAAGAGTGGATGAAGAAACAACAAGAGAAGAAGGTATAATCAATGAACATATCAGTTTCTGGAGATTTTGGACATTTAGAAAAGTTTTTAACAAGACCTAGAACTACAAACATGGATGTTTTGGGAAAAGCTATTGTTAATGCGTTGAGGGATGCCACTCCTAAAAATTCTGGAAAAACCGCCAACTCCTGGGGGTATCGAGTTATCCCTACAGCTCAAGGTCAAAATCTAGAAATCTATAATACAAATTTAAATAACGGGGTTAATGTTGCTATGCTTATTCACTATGGCCACGGTACTGGTACAGGAGGGTATGTACCGCCAAGACCATATATTGACTCCGCTATTAATTCTGTTTATAAGAAAACTATCGATAAGGTACTTGAAGATTATTTTAAATAGAAAGGACTATTATGGATTATATTTCAATTCAATCTTCCAAAGATGTTATAAAGCATTTTGGAATTAAAGGAATGAGATGGGGTCATCGCAATCGTAGGGAACATCTAATCAATAGATATATGAACAAAGGTTACGATCCTCATACTGCCGCTTCAAAAGCAGAAAAACGTCTAAAAACTGAAAAGTATTTAAAACGTGCTGCTTTAGTCGGCGGTGTTGCTTTAGGCGCTTATATGGGTTATAAAGGTGCAAACTATATAATCGACCAACATAGGGCTAAAGAGATTGCTCGTGGCCTAAAGAAAATGAATAACATACGAGAGTCTAATTCCGTAGTCAAAAAAGATAAATTCGGCAAACTTAAATCTGCAGGAAAACATCTTGCTGATGAGGTAAAAGAAGTTCATAGAAAAGACACAGAACGATTTACTAGACGAATGGACGAAGCACTACTTAGAGATGCTGCTAAGAAAGCTGCAAAACAAAAAGCCGCCAGCGATTACGCCGATAATATTCTCTCCATTGCGCAAAAGAAACCTGGTATTCTAGGTCGACGTAAAATGGAGTCTATTGGATCCACTAAAGGCAAACTAGGTAAGATTGCTGAAAATTTCGCTAAAGCTCAATCCCAAGTTAATAAAAATTCTAAAGCAATTGACAAAATTGATATGGAAGCTTTGGAAAGAGTTAAGAAACTTATGAAGAAATAAGAAAGGTAAACTATGGCAGGATATGTAGACGAAAAAGTAGCCAAAGTCACCCTGGACAATAAAGGTTTCTCTAAGAATGCGGACGAAGCAATTGCCGCAATTAATAGATTAAAAGAAGCCTTTGCCAAAGTCAATGGTAAGGACGCTACGAAAAACATAGCCTCAGATATGTCGACCATGAATGACACAATTTCAAAATCGACACAAAAATCTGAGGGATTACTATCTCGCCTTAGAGGAATTTTCTCACGAAGCACTCAAGACATTGATATGTCTGGAGGTGGACGGTCTATTGATAGAATGAACACAGACATTGCTAGCAAAACAGCTAACACGTCATCAATTCTGTCCCGTCTGAAGGGTATTTTCCAAAAGGCAGATAACCACGAAGGCTTTCCCAACTCGATTAAGTCTATTGATGGTTTAAATTCTAAGATTGGAGGATTCGATGCGAGTCCTCTATCAAACGCATTCGCTAATGCAGCATCTTCTGTACAGAATTCATTATCTGTTATGGATATTGCTTTAGGTAATGTCCTAGGGGGAATGATGCAAAAAGCCATGTCTTTCACAGGACAGTTCTTTAGAGGTTATGGCGATGGTCTGGAAGAGTATAAGAATAAACTTGGATCTATCCAAACAATCATGACCAATACCGAATGGGAAATTCCAGATTCTTCAACACGTATGCGTAAAGTTTCTGGAGCATTGGAAACTTTGAATGACTACGCGGATAAGACTATTTACTCTTTTGCAGACATGACACGAAACATTGGTACGTTTACTGCGGCCGGTGTAAGTTTGGATAAATCAGCAACAGCTATCAAGGGTATTTCTAACTTGGCTGCTGCATCTGGTTCAAATACTCAACAAGCTTCAACAGCAATGTATCAGTTGTCTCAAGCTTTGGCTGCGGGTAAAGTCGGTCTACAGGACTGGAACTCAGTAGTTAACGCCGGTATGGGTGGTAAACTATTCCAAGACAGATTGACGCAAACCGCTGAGAAACTTGGTAAAGCTCGTAACATGACTAAGTCATTTCGTGAGTCTCTACAAGATGGTTGGTTAACATCCGAAGTCTTGCTGGAAACTTTGCGTGAGTTCTCAGAAGATGAGTCCATGCTTGATGCTGCGACTAAAGTCAAATCCTTTGGTCAGTTGGTAGACACCGTTCAGGAGGCTATTGGTTCTGGATGGGCTACAACTTGGGAATATTTTCTAGGTGGATTTGAAGAAGCCAAAGAAATGTGGACAAGCATTGGCGATATTGTCAATCCATTTATCAGTGACGATCAAGGTAAGTACTGGGATGAAGTTCTTGGCATGGAACGTAGTCTTGGTAACTATCGAAATGCCATGCTTAAAACATGGAAGGATATGGGCGGTCAAGAAGCATTTTTCAACTCTATTAAAAATAGTTTTGAGATAGTATTCAAGGCCATGACCCAATTCCGTGAAGGATTTCGTTCTGTTATTGGGGATTACAAACAATCCGCTAAGACATTTTATAATATAACAAAAGCCCTCGAGAATTTTACCACAGGTTTGAAAAATAACACTTTACTTTTCAATACTATAAATAGTATTGGAAAAATGGTGGGTCAGACTTTTGTAACTCTTGGATTTGCTTTATCAACGGTTTTTAAAGGGATTAAAGCTGTGGGTAATGCTTCAGGAAGTATATTGTTACCTATTAGAACTGCCGCAGATTCTATTGCTCGTTTTATGGAGTCTATACGTTCTAGTACGAATGCATATTTGGTATTTTATCATCTAGGTAAAACTCTATCAAACGTATTTAATATAATTGTTACTGTTGGTCGTATCGCAGTATTTATTATAAAAGATATATTCCGTGGATTTTCTAAATTTGGAGATAGTAAAGGTCTAGTAACTTTTGCTACGACATTATCTGATGTTACCGGAAAAATTCTTACCTTTGTCAAAGCTATTGAAAAGTTTGTTCTATCATCAAATAAATTCGAGCAAATAGGAAGTATGCTTGGAAAAGTTTCGGCAACAATAGGTGCCGCATTCAGTTTCCTATTCTCTAAATTAAAATCTTTAGCTAATCCATTTGGACACGCAGAAGCTATATTCTCTGGAGCTGCTAATATATTTAGTAAAGCAGGACAAAAAATATCATCGGCTTTATCTAAAATTGGAGACGGTATTTCTCAAGCTTGGTCTGCTATTGTTGAAGGATTTAAAACTGGATATGATGGGCTTAAAGATGCTTTCGTATCATTTGATATTGCAAGCATAATTAAAGCTCTTATAGGTTTATTTGCTTTTGATAAATGGCTGAAATTTAAGAATTCCAAAGGAACTATCATTGATATGCTTTTTGAGAAATTCAAAGGCATGTTTGGTGATGCTAAGGATTCTGGTAAAAGTGTTGTTGACGAAGTTAAAGGTGTATTTACATCGCTACAAGGCACTATCAACTCATTTACTCAAAGTATCAAAATAGGTTCTTTGGTAATGATAGCTGCCGCATTAGGTATCTTAGCATTATCTATCGACAGATTATCGAAAATTGAAATGAAAGACCTTTCTAAAGGTATGCTTGGGCTTGGCGCTGCTCTCGGAATACTCCTAAAACTCATTCGTGTAATGAGTGTGACCGAGATTCCTAAAGGCGCTTCAATGCAATTAATTGGCATTGCATTTGCTATCCGAGTATTGGCAAGTGCTATGGTTAAAATGGCAGAGATTCCTAGTGATAAGTTGATGGAAGCAATTGCTGGAACTTATGCTGCTATTTATGGTCTTGTTCGAGCTTTGAAATATATCGATAAGCTAGAAGGATCCGAAGCGAAAATAATGCAATTAATGGGTATTGCTTTAGCCGTAAGACTTTTAGTATGGTCAATACGAGCAATTGCTAAGTTAGAACCAGAGAAATTGGCAATGGCGTTACCTGCTGTTGGAGTATTGATATATGGTTTGGTTAAAGCAACCAAGAGTTTGGATAAAGTACATATAAATAAAAGTGCCATTGCAGAACTTATGGTATTTGCTTTATCTATAAGAATGTTGGTATGGTCTGTTAAAGCCTTGGCTAAAATAGAATGGCCTCAATTGTTGGCTGCTGTAGGTTCTGTTACTGTTCTTATGGCATCATTAGCGATAGCATCTCGAGCGATGAGTAAAGTCCATGTTACTAAGAGTGCATTGGCCAATCTTATAGTCTTTGCTATCTCGATAAGGATCTTAACATCATCACTAATCAAAATCGCTTCATTAAGCTGGGATAGTATACTAGCTGCTACGGCTTCTGTAGTGACACTTATGGAATCTTTAGCGATTGCTAGTCGACTTATGAAAAAAGTTAAGATCGATAAGAGTGCTATGGCTGGATTGATAGCATTTGGTGCATCCATTTGGCTATTATCACAATCGGTTATTGATTTGGGAACCATGGAATGGGATATGCTACTCCTTGGTATGGCCGGAGTTGAAGCTCTATTACTATCCATGGTTGGTGTTTCTCATTTAATGAAGAAGGCAAAAGTAAATATGTCTTCAGCTATGGTTCTTGTTGCGTTTGGTTTGGCTATATATGCCATAACGAAATCTATAGAACCTATTACACAACTTTCGATTGAGCAAATTGTTAAAAGTATTGCTGCTGTTGAAGTTATGTTATTTTCTTTAGTTGGCGTTGCTGCCTTAATGAAGAAAATTAAATTTAACGCTGGAGCGGCTTTGTCAATGGTTATTTTAACCGCAATGATGACGGCTGTTGCAGACAATTTAACGAAATTAGCTGATAAACCTTGGGGTAGTTTACTAGCTGCTTCTGCAGGTATTTCCGCAGTATTCATAGCGATGGCTTACACTGCGAAGATAATCAATGGCTCTGTCAAAAACTTTGTTGAAGTTGGACAACTCAAGACGTTGTTTTCAGCATTTGCTGAAGTATTACTTGCTATCGGTACATCTATGGAACAAATCGGTAAACTTGACTGGAAACAAATGCTAGTCGGTCTTGGAGGAATTGTTCTAGTACTTGGTACACTAACCGCAATGACGGCCATAATTGACCATATTCACCCCGATGTTACAACTCTAGGTGGTATTGCCGTATTTGCTCCTGTTCTTTATGCTGTTGGATCTGCGTTATCTAATGTGGCTGCACAACCATGGCAAGGTATTCTTGCTGCCACAGGAGCTATTATTGGTGTTCTTGCAGCTATGGTTGCTGCTATGGCCATTGTCAATAAAGTTGGTTCCACAGGTGGTATGTTGCAATTAATGGGTATGGCAGTAGCATTGAATTTGCTTGCTGTCCCTATTATGTTATTATCAACTTTGAATATAGTAGCCGTTGGTGTTGCTTTGGTAGCATTAGCCGGAAACTTAACAGTTCTATTAGCAGCTGGAGCTTTGGCTCAGGTGGTGGCTCCGGGTCTAATGATATTATCCAAAACACTCATTACGTTTGGTATATCATCTATCATGGCAGCATCATCCGTTCTAATAGCAGGTCTTGGATTCTTAGCATTTGTCACAGCAATAAAAGAACTAGCTGCAATAGCGCCACAAGCTCTTAACACGGTTGTTCAAGGATTTGTGGTATTTGCTCAAGCTATAGCTGAGTCCGCTCCTATTTTAGTTAAGGCCTTTGTCGAAACTATAAAAGCAGTAATTGGCGGTATCGTAGAATTAATTCCTTATTTCATCGACGCTGGGTTTAAATTAGTTATTGGTATAATTAAAGGTATAACCGAAAATGCTCCTGAACTAATTAACGCCTCAGTTCAAATGTTAGTGGAATTGGCTAAAGGTATTGTCGAGAATATGGATATTTTAGTCCAAACGGCAGTCGAAGTAGCAACTAAATTTGTTGAAAGTTTAGGCAATGCACTTATGGGCGTCCGTGATAGACTTATTCCAGCTCTTGAAAACTTATTCAAAGTTATCGGAGATATTCTATTAACTGTAATGGGTGGTCTTTTAGGTCCACTATTAGAAAAGATTGTTGAGATTCTCACACCAGTTGGAGAGATGATTACACAATTCTTATCCGATTTGGCGAGCGCTATTGAGCCTGTATTTACTCCATTAGTCGAGGGTCTTAAAGTATTATTTGAAAGCATTGCTTCTGTAGTATCATCTCTCGAAGATGCTATTATTGCAACTGTCAATGCAATTGCAGATATTATAAGATCAATCGCTGATGCTATCATAGCCGTTGGCCAGACTATTCAAGTTATTGTTAATGGCATAGTATCAGTATTCCAGATACTTGCAGATATAATAGATACTGTTATAACCGGTATCGTAAATATTATCGATGGTCTTGCGAACGCAATTCGAGCTACTGGAGAGGCTATAAATAGCATTCTATCTGGTTTGGGAGAAGTATTTGTATCGTTTGGAGAAGGCGTTAAATCCGCTCTAGAAGGTGTTGGTACGGTTGTCGAGTCATTTGGTAATGCTGTTAAATCTGCTCTCGAAGGCGTCGGACAGGTATTTGAGTCTATTGGTAAAGGTATAAAATCGGCTCTTGAAGGAGTTGCAGATATTATCCGAGCTGTCGGAGATGCTGCTAGATCTTTCGGTGAAGGATTCAAACTATTCGGTGAAGGCGTTAAACTTGTTGGTGAATACGGAGCTAATGCGGCTGCAGGTCTTGGTTCATTATCTGTTGAAGTAGCTAAATTAGGAGCTGCTGCTTATGCTGGTAATCTTCAAGGATTTACTACAGATATTGAAAATCTTGCTACAGCATGTACCAATTTAGGAGCCGCTGCAGGCAGTATAAATTCCGTTTCTTCAGCATTTATGACCATATCTCTAACCGTTGGAATATTGTCCGGAAGTGTGCCTACATTAAGCACCTCATTCGAGACATTATCTACCACAATGTCAACAATTTCCACAACAGTAGATACAGTATCTACGTCATTCAACAATTTGACAACTCCAATCACTACATTGTCAAGTACTATGGTGACTGTTATCACATCATTCCAATTGATTACGGTTCAATTCCAACTTCTACAGATCTCTGTTGATCAGCTTGGCGTTGGATTCACGGGACTTCAAAATGGCGTCAATTTCCTAATGGTTAGTTTCACAACTTTGATTCCATCTATTGAAACATTTAATCAGTCTATTCTAGATAGCCAAACTATCCTAACAGATTTCTTCACTGCATTAACTAATTCATCCACAGGCTTTGATCAGTTAACTCTAGCAACGACTAATGGAATGATTCAAATGCAGACTGCTGTAAGTATGGGTATGACTTTGATTATTTCTACTATGGATCAAAGTATGATGTTATTAGCATTGAGTGTTACCACAGGATTCCTACAAGTTAGCGCTGCTGTAACCCAATCTATGCTAGTGGTGCAATCTTCGGTTGAAACTGGCATGGTTAGTGTTGTGTCATCTATTTCTGCTTCTATGTCATCAGTAGCGACACAGACATCCGCAGCGTTTATGTCAATTGCCGCATCTATTCAAGCTAGCATAAATTCTGTTTCATCAAATATGGCTCAAGGATTTGCTAGAGTATCTCAAACCGTATCGGTTAGTGTGACTATGATTAACGCATCATTCACATTAATGAGTTCAACTACTCAATCAATTGTGTCAAGTATGATGTCTAATTTGTCTAGTCAATTTGCATCAGGCATGAGTTCTTCTAGATCACAAGTATCTTCCGGAATGAGTTCTATTGTAAGTACAATCAGTTCATACAGTGGATCTGCTCAAAGTGCTGGTTACAATGTAGGTTACTATATTTCTGCGGGTATCGCTTCTGGTATGTATTCAAATATGTGGTCTATTGAGTCTGCTGCTAACAGAATAATTGCCAAAGCTAGAGAAGCTGCTAGAGCTGCTGCTGATATTCATTCACCATCACGGATGTTCGCAAAAGAAGTCGGTAAGTTTATCCCTCAAGGGGTTGCTATGGGTATTGACAATGAAATGCCGTCAACAATCAAACAAATGAGTAATTCATTTAAATCTGGATTTGAGAAAGTCACAGATAATGTTGTTGATCATAGCAAGATTCTTTACGACTCGGTTTCGTCAGCTGCGAATACTATTGGCGATATGTTGGATATTGCGGTAGATGATATGGAATATTCTCCTAAGATTACCCCAGTTATCGACACAAGTAAGATTGATAAGTTTACTCCTGATGGTTACGATGTTAATATGGGTCAATTGGGACGCAGTCTTCCTAAACCATATTACTCAGGAGCACCACAAACAAATCAAAACACAACCATTAACAACGACAATTCTACTAGAGAATATAGTGTTAATGTCAAAGTTGATAACAATGGTAAACCAGTTGATCCAAATGAATTGGCTAAGGAAATTCAACAGAAAATCAAAGATATGGACGATCAAAATCGTCGAGGAAAAGGCGAGGAGGTATATTTTTAACATATGAAAGCAGGATGTTTTACTTTAAATAATGTAAATTCGGAAACTATTCGTGTGTTTATTGAAGATCGTCCTAACATCCCCTCACCTAAAAGACGGGTGTCATTTTTGGCACCCTTATCTTTTGAGGGAGAACTAGTTTATGATGACGATGGATATGAACCAACAGAATTCGAATTGAAGTGTTTTTATGATGGTAGTCGTCATGGTGATAATTTCGATGAATTGTCAAATGCACGCAATAAGATATTCAACTTCTTCAACCAAGGTAAGGGCGATTGGTTATCCTTTATCCCATATTTTGACGAAGGTCATGAATACCATATCATCGCATTAGATATTGTGTATGAAAACAAATATTATTACGACGGATGTATTAGTTTTACTGTAAAGATTAAATGTCAACCATATAAATATTTGACGTCTAATCGTGTGCTTCAGGTTACCAATGGTCAAACCCTTAATAATCCTACATTTTATACTGCTAAACCAACAGTATTTTTCAGTGGGGTTAAAGGTGATATTGACATAACTTTTGGTACAACTAGAATTGGACTACGATCTCTAAACAATGAGACGGTCTATATCGATTCACAGACATATTCGACATTCACAAAATCTGGAAATACAATTCGTAACTTAAACGACCGTACTATTGGTAAAGAATTTTTCGAACTTCAACCGGGAAATAATGCTGGAAATCGTTTAACCATAACTACTCCGCCTAATAATACGGCTTTTACTAAACCTATTTCAATAAATCCTAATTGGAGGGTGCTTGTATGAGACCTATTCTATATGACCAAAATGAAAGAAATTTTGTTTCAAATGGTCTAGGAATTCTTTATGATGCTGTTGAATGTATCGTAAAAGAACAAAGAAATGGTTTATTCGAGTTAGAAATGAAATATCCAATTCAGGGTGATTATGCAAGCGACCTTGAAAAGAACAGATATATTCGTGCTAAGCCAAATGACGAAGATGATACTCATATATTCCGTATATATGAGACAAAAGTAAGTGTTGACAATAACACCATCGAAGTCAAGGCCGTATCAAAGATATCTGATGATCTTTCAGCTACTCTTATACGACCATTTACAGTTGGTACCCTATCCTTAAATGAGATATGGCCAACTATTGTCCAAAATGCTATTGACCCTATAAGTATTAGATTCAATTCCGACCTTGGATCTAGATCATCATTTAATAATGATAAACTTATAAATGCTTTAAATCTTATTATGGGATCTGACGATTCTCTTGTGAGTACTTTTGGTGGAGAAGTTAAAAGAACTGATAAAGAATTGTTTATTTATAGAGGTCGTGGTCGAGAACACATTACTACGATTCGTCCTAGAAAGAATATGAAAAATATTCAACTTAAGACGAGTATGCATGGTAAATTCACTCGTATTTTACCTTATGCTAGGTATACTCCTGAAGGGGAGAACCAAAAAGAACAGACAATCTACGGAGATATTATAAAGTCAGACCACTACGACGATTATGATATCAAACGCATAGTTCCTATCGATATCAGTAATAAGTTTAACGACTATAAACAACGAATGAAGAACGATAGGAAAACAAGATTGGCTGCTGAGCGAGAAAATAACAGGTCTGCAGATTCCTCAAAACGAGCTCAAGAACAGTCTCAAAGAGAACGTCTTGAACAACAGCGTGAAGAAGAACGTGAACGTAATTATTATGCTAATAAGCAAAAACGTGCGTCCGCTCATGCCAACAGAGGGTCTAAGAAATCTGCTGCTCAACGAGAAGCTGAATGGCAACAAAGAGAAACTCAACGTGATGCTAACTTCCAAGCTCAGAAGCAGAAACGACAACAAAGTAAACAGAAACGACAACAAAGTAAAGCCGCTCGAGAAGCAGAAAAACAAGAACGTTTAGCTCGTCAACAACAAATCAAAGAAGACACTAAAATTGTTATTACTTCCCGTATGGTTACCGAGAAAGCTTCTACATATTTTGATGAAAATCCTACTGTTGATGTTCCAGATATTAAGATGGAAGTTTCAATGATTCCTATTCAGGACACAACATCTTGGGAGAAAAGCATCTTAAGATCTCTTGAAGCTGTTCGATTGTGTGATACCGTGGATGTGTATTTGTCCAAAATTGATGTCGATGTGACTGTTCAAATCGTTGAGATTGAATATGATGTTCTTAAGGAACGTACTGTTAAGATCGTTGCAAGTTCTGATGGAAATACTGCTAGTACTTTAGCTGATTCGCAAAGAGCTGAGTGGAAAGATCTTACCAAGAAAACAATCAATGAAGCGATGGGTGACTTTGAAGGTTCTATAAACACTATCCTAACTAGTGCAAACGGTAAGAATAGAAACTTCTATGGGCCGGATGAACCACCTGTTGACAACTTGAAGGAAAATGACTTGTGGTTTAGAGATGTTGGCGCGGGTGAAACCGATTTATACCGATATGACGGAACTCAATGGAATTTGGTGATGCCGCATGATTTTGGGGAGGTACTGGAGGATAAAATTGACTCCGCCATGTCTGAAATTCATGAATCACTAGATATGTTTGAGACTGACATAGAGGTTATACAAGGTGATATCAACGCCACACATCAATATGTCACAGACAGTGTCGCTGAGATTGGTAGAACAACAACCCAAGAGATCGGTGTTGCCAAATCAAAAATAGAGCAACTTTCAAACACTTTTGCTAATGATAAACGTCAACTCAATAATGATATCAGTGGTCTTAGATCACAAATTACTGCTTCTGGTGCCCAAACGCTCAATGAGACTAAAAAGTTAATCACAGCTTTGGATAATGGGGTTAGTGAGAAGTTCAGTAAACTTAAGGTTGGTGCTACAAACATTCTGAGAAACACTCAGACAATGTCTGCGCCATATTATAGGGGTATTGAAATTACTTCGACTCCACCGTTTAAAGTGTATGATTACGAGTTGAATCATCGAGTGATGTATAATAACTACCAAGTTATTTATGGTGATAGCTCAGAAGATTTGAAGACAGTATTGAAACCAAACACTGATTATGTGTTCTCTTTTTATACCAAAACAAATGAAAGAACTAAGAAGATTGATTTGACTTTCCCTGCTGGTATTAATATCACAGAAAGAGATTATGGTTATTCTTCTGGATGGACATCGAACACGGATTTGACAAGACATTGGGTTAAGTTTCGAACCAATAATACTGCAATAAAATTCAGAGTTGCATTTAGTTCTTTGGTAAATGATGCTATCCATGTATACATTGCTGGAATTCAACTCGAAGAAGCTACTATTGTGTC